GGTAACGCACTTGGCTATGCAGTCAATGGCGCACTAACAACTGGAACTGGTACAACTCAGCCAACAGGTATCGTTACTGCTGCTGGTTCAGGTATCACCGGTTCTACCGCAGTATCTGGCGCATTCACAGCTGATAACCTAATTGACTTGGTTTACAGCGTTGATACCGCAGGTCGCACCCTACCGGGTACAGGATGGCAAATGAACGCTCAGGCGATCTCTGCTGTTCGTAAGTTAAAGGACACTGCTGGACAGTACTTGTTCAGCCCATCCCTAACTGCTGATGCTCGTGATCTATTGCTTGGTTACCCAATCTTTGAGAATCCAGCTATGGCATCCCCAGCAACAAGCGCGAAGTCAGTAATCTTTGGTCACTTGCCAAGTTACTTTGCTCGCACCGTTGGTGGATTGCGCCTAGATCGGTCTGATGACTATGCATTCCAGAACGACCTAATTACATTCCGCGCCACAATGCGCGTGGATGGAAACCTAATCCAGACTTCACATGTGAAGTACTTTGCTGGTGCAGCTTCCTAATTAGGAAACCCAAAAACGTAGAACCCCACCGGGAGCGCAGGCTTGGTGGGGTTCTGCTTTTGTTTCACCATGTTTTAATGTAAGGTTCAAAGCACCTGCGAATAAAGGAATCCCTGTGTCAAAGCCATTAGCAATTGGATGGAACAGCAACGCGCCTTGGGCGAATACTGGTTATGGAACTCAAACAGCACAAGTAACACAGCGACTCAAAGCACTTGGTCACGATGTTGCAATCTTTAACAACTACGGTCTAGAGGGAAGCAACACAGACTGGAACGGCATCCCCGTTTATCAACGTGGCGCAGACCTTTATTCCAATGACGTAGTACCTGCACACATGCACGACTGGACTCAACGCCACCCTAAGCAAGGTCACATTCTTTTTACGCTTTATGACGTATGGGTATTCAAGGGTGATCGCTGGCTAGATTGGAACGTGGCTAGCTGGGTTCCAGTTGATCACTTACCAGTACCGCCAGAAGTTACTAAGTGGCTTGCTCGTGATTCAGTGACGCCTATCGCTATGAGCCAGTACGGTCAGTCAATGATTGAGAACGTAGGCATTGAGTCCCTTTATGCGCCACACGGTATTGAGCCAGTCTTTAAGCCGATGAAACGTCACAAGGGAACTACTGGCAGAGAATACATTGGTGTAGGCGAGGACAAGTTTGTTGTTGGCATGAACGCAGCCAATAAAGGCGTAAGCCCTAACCGCAAAGCATTTGGTGAGAACATTCTTGCGTTTTCTATGTTTGCTCAGAAACACGATGACGTAGTTCTGTATTTGCACACAGACCAAATGGGCGCATTAGGCGGAATCAGATTGTTGCAATTACTTCAATCTTGTGGAGTGCCAGAAGAAAAGTTTAAGTTTGTTGATCCTTACACCTACCGCACCGGCATTGACCAGCAGACCCTAGCCACGATCTATACGGCTATGGATGTTTTGCTTGCTACCTCTTACGGCGAGGGCTTTGGTATTCCAACTGTTGAAGCGCAAGCCTGTGGCACACCTGTAATCATTAGCGACTTTGCAGCTTCAACTGAGCTATTAGGTGACGGCTGGCTAATTGACGGGCAACCGCTTTGGGATGCACCGCAGTCCTCTTGGTTCCACATGCCTAGTGTTCCTGCAATTGTGGATGCTTTAGAACAGGCTTATCAGCGTGGTCGTGGCAGGTCAGAAAAGGCGCAAGAGTTTGCTAAGTCGTATAACGCGGATACCGTCTTTGAGGAATACTGGAAACCCATACTTACGGTTTTAGAAACGAAAGCCTACGAGCGACTCTAAGCATGAAAATAGGCTGGTACACGCATCACATAGAGAACACGCCTAAAGTGGCTGAGAATGGCTCTGTGAGTCCCACAGGGCTATTCACGGGGCAGTTTGCAGGTGGGGCAGAAATGTCCGACTACGAATACCGTATGCAAGCACCTTTAGGCTTTGAGATCGAGATTGTCACCCCATACACATTCGATACACACGAGATACACCAGTTCGATTCAGTAATTGTCACGGGAACAGATGCGTTCACAGATCAGCAGCTAAACAGTTTGAGTGAGTATGACCCATTCGTATTTGTGCATCACTTACAAACCCCACGCGCCGGGCTTAACGCTCTGATTCGTGGCTCTCGTCTATTCGTAACTCATACCCCGGCACACATGCGGAAAGAATTATCTTGGTCAAAGCCACGCAAGACGGCGCAGGTTCTAAGCTACTTCGATACCAGTAAATGCTATGACCACATGGACAAGCAACCTTTTGCTTTATGGGCTGCTAGGAATCATCCGTTAAAAGGTCAGCTACGCGCTCACGCTTGGGCAGCTCAGGCAGGCTACGAGTTCAAAGCTCTTACAGATGTACCCCGTGAACAAGTCCTAGATGCTATGGCAAGATCGCAGTGGTTTGTTCATTTGCCTTTAGCTTTTGAGTCAGAGTGCAGAGCAGTTATGGAAGCGGTGCTTTCAGGTTGCAGGATTCACACCAACGATAACGTAGGAATTACAAGCGTTGAGGATTGGCACGATGCTGATGCACTGCGCCACATGGTAGATAAGGCTGGTGACACATTTTGGAAGCTCGTACAACAGTAGGAGTAGTTAGCATCTGTCACGGTTACCCAGATGACATAGCTGGTTGGATTGAATCTGTTAGATCACTCAACCGCAAACCTGACAAAATTGTTTTAGTTTTGAACATTGAAATAGATAAAAAAGATTTAGATTTAGACGGCATAACCGTTGTTGGTTGGTTTGATGAATTTGCTTTTAGCGACATGATGAATGTGGCTTTTGCTAACTGCGATACAGATTGGGTTTCTTGGATTGGCATAGATGACCGATACCGACCACACGCCTTAGACAAGATAGATACCTGTGAAGCTGATGTTTTAGCTTTGGGCTTTGAGTACGATACCGGGCAAATATGGACACCTGCCAACGTAACAGCTGAACAGATACTGAGCCTGCAAGCAAATATGATTCCTTGTGGCTCACCAGTTAGGCGATGGGTCTGGAATCAGAATCCTTTTGATCAAAGAATTGCGCCCTATGATGACTGGTGCTTTTGGATTGGTACGGCAGTAGTTGGAGCAAGCTATGACTGCACTCTAAACATTGACGTTGATTATGCCTACGCCGGTCACACAGTCCCTTGTGACGTAAAGGCAAGGTCTACGGTTGCTCAGTATCTACAAGATGTATTGTCCCTACAAGAAAGTAGAAAAAGCCAATAAAATCAAGCGTTTTTACCCTTGACATTTGTTATACAAACTGAAATAATAGTTATGTAGGACAGAGAGAGGTGAGAGAAATGATTGGTGAAATGCCCATTGAACAGAAATGGGAAATTAGCCCTGAAATGATTGAAAAGGCTTACGCAGTCGCTAACAAGGTGGCGCAAGAAATGGCTAAAAAACAAAAGCAAATAGCACAAGAAATCTTGTTTGCATTGGCTGTTAAATCAGCTTGACATTTGTTATACAAACTGTCACAATAGTTATGTAGGAAAGCAAAGGAAAAGAGGACAAAGTGAGTTACGAAAACACCATGTATGCAGATACTTTCGTTGGTTCAAAAGTTGGTGAACTTTACGATGCAGCAGAAATTTCAAGAGCAGTAAAGAAAGAACTTAACGCATTGCAAAAGGCTGGGGAATTCCCTGCTGAGATTAAGTTTTCAGTGAAGAGCGACAAATACTCAGGTGGTCAAGCCGTTCGAGTACGAATTTCAGGTTGGAGTAAAGAACAAATCTGGAAAGAAGAATGGCAAGAAGCCTACGGTTGGGCGCGGTTGGTTATGTTGCCAGAAGCAAAAGCAATTCAAGAAAAAGCTGAGGATGTACGAAACCAATACAACCGTGAAGCGATCAACTCCCAGATAGATTACTTCAACGTGACTTACTACGGTCAGGCTGAATGGGACTGGCGTTCACAAAACTAAAAAATCTAACAACAATTAGCCCTTAGGAAACTAGGGGCTTTTTTCTATCTGCCGTACAATAGGAACAGACTTTAGGAGTTCCATTGGCAATTACACAAGGATATGCAACTTTAGCGCAAGTGAAAAGCGCGTTAAGAATTAGCGATGCCGTAGATGACACCCTATTAGAGATGGCTGTTGAGTCTGCATCACGCGCTATTGACGGACACGCTGGGCGATACTTCTATTCATCAGGAACAGCCACGCGCTACTACGCAGCTGACGATTCTTACGTTACCCAGATTGACGATGTATCAGGTACAGCCCTAACCCTACAAACTTCGTCTGCTGGCGATGGTGTCTTTGATACAACATGGGCAGTTGGTGACTACCAACTAGAGCCACTTAACGGAAACGTAGACGGCCTTGCAGTTCCTTACACTCGCATTCGCGCTGTTGAAAACTACTTATTCCCAGTAGAAGCAGATCAGGCATTAGTTAAATTAACAGCAGTCTTTGGCTGGGCATCTGTGCCTATTTCAATCACACAGGCTTGCATTATTCAGAGCAGCCGTATCTTCAAGCGTTTAGATTCGCCACTTGGCATAGCTGGCTTTGGTGACATGGGCGCAATGCGAGTTAGCCGTTACCTTGACCCTGACGTTGAGCAATTGGTTGCGCCTTATCGCCGGGTTAGGAACTTTGCTTAATGGCATCTATTTCAGAGCTACGCGCTGGGATCAAAGCTAACCTAGCCACAATTAGTGGGTTACGAGTTTCGGACTTTCAGCCTGACAACATCAACCCACCTGTTGCAATTGTCTTTCCTATCAGCGTTAATTACGATGATACTTTTCAGCGTGGAATGCAGACCTATACGTTCTCAGTTCAGGTAATCGTAGGCAGAGTTTCAGAACGCACAGGGCAGAACTCCATAGATGCTTACGTTTCAAGCACAGGGGCTAACAGCATTAAACTAGCAATAGAATCTAATAAGACACTTGGTGGCAAGGCGTTCGATCTCAGAGTTACAGACATGCGCAACTATGGGGAACTACTTGTTGGTGAGGTAAACTATTTATCAGCAGAGTTCGTAGTTCTCTGCTACGCAGACTAGGAGCAAAACAGCATGGCGAAATTCGCAGCTACCGATTACAAAATTACAGTGGGTGGCGTTAATCTGTCCACTTCGCTTAACAGCGTTGAACTCGCATTAGAATCCGATTCTTTGGAGACAACAGCTTTTGGTGGAACCTTTAGAGAATCTATTGGTGGCCTAAAATCTGGTTCTCTAACACTTCAATTCATGCAGGACTTTGGAGCATCATCAGTAGATGCAACTCTGTTTCCGCTTTACAACACACTTGCAACAGTTGTTATTGTTCCAACATCAGGAACTGTAAATTCAACTAACCCAAGTTACACAGCAACTTGCTTAGTAAACAGTTACTCACCGTTTGCAAGTTCTGTTGGTGACATTGCTACATTCTCAGTAACTTGGCCAACATCAGGCACAGTCACACGAGGCACTGTCTAACTATGAAAATCAACCTGCGCGTAACTTTTAACGACAAATCAGTTGAAGATGTATCAGCTACGGCTCGTGATCTTGTTGCATTTGAGGACAAGTTTACAAAGAGTGTTGCATCACTAGAAACAGATTTTAGAATTACTGATTTACTGTGGTTAGCATGGCATTGGCTACAACGTCAGGGTAAGACGAAACTTACCTTTGACGAATGGTGCGATGAAGTAGACACAATTGAAGCGAGTGACGGAAGCCCAAAATAACTGGGTTGGGTGACTCATCCCAACATTGGTATTTGGCTTATCTATCCTGTGAGACTGGCATTGCTCCGTCAGTCTTAATGGAAGAATCCGAGCGTATGCTTTTTACTATGGGTATGTATCTGCGCTGGCGAAACAGTCAGGGGTCGTAATGGCAGTTGTAAAAATAACAGGCATTGCGGAAACAGTAAAAATACTAAATTCCATAGACAAAGAAATCGTCAAGCAAGCTCGTAGAGATTTACGAAGTGGCGCACAACCTGTTGCTAATGCAGTAAAAGCAAACATTCCAAGAGAAGCACCTTTGTCGGGCATGGTTCATAATGGGCGAACGGCTTGGAGGCCCGCAGGCTTCAAGGTACGAGTAAAAACTAACTTTACAAAAAGAGCAGAACAAAGAGGGTATGCATTAGTTTCTATTGTTGCTGGCGAACGAATAGTTGCACAAGGCGCAGCTAGTTTCTCAATTGCTGATATGTCAGGTCGAAAGAACTCGTCCGGAAGCTCAAAGGCAATTGAGCCTTACCGTTACAAAGGTGGCACTCGCACCCATAGAAACAACGGTCAAGGTCGCGCAATGATTCGTGGATTGAATGCAAAAGGTCGAGCTTCACGTTATGTCTACCCTGCTGCTGAACGAGAATTGCCGTATGTCAGAGATCAAGTAGTTGGTACAATTAGGAAATTGACTAAGACGTACAATGACACTCTGAAAAAAGGTTAAAAAGTTATGGCAATTATTGTTCCAATTACTTCTACCTTTGACCCTAAA